AAACTTTTATTTTCTTCATAATACACAAATAATGTGCTCAAATCCATGCAAATTATGTGCAGGATACACAAATAGAATAACGTAAATATTTTTGTGCAATTTGACGAAAATTTCCCCATGTTATGTCAACCAGTGAATTGTCAGACAATTAACTGTCAGATATTTTTGTGGACAATGACGGAATTGCGAGTGCATTTTTGTGCAAAATTGACTATTGACATTATAGTATTTGTGTATCCTGCACATAATTTGCATGGATTTGAGCACATTATTTGTGTATTATGTAGAAAATAAAAGTTTGTGCAAATTGCACAACAGTATAATTGTACACAAAATAAAAGAATTGTACACACAATATGTACAATTCTAGTTAGTTGATATTAACTTGTGTCATGGATCCCTGAAGGCCAGGCACTGCAGGACCTGCAACTTCTGTCTACTGCTATAGCTGTATTGCGTCCAGATCCGGCCCGGCCTGACCAGATCTGGATGACTTCACAGCAAATAGTGTCTGTTTACTGCAATTCATTAACAACCACATTGCATACTGCTGTATTACCATTTTTCGACGTTGCTGTTATCGTTGCATTTCCTGCAGCTATTGCAGTTACAATGCCACCATATACAACTGCAATTTCTTCATTGCTACTAGTCCACGATATAGCCATATTAGTAGTATTTTCGGGATTAAAAGTAATGTCAATAAAATGTCTATCACCTACTGTTAATGTTAACTCGTTTACATCCATTTCTATTGAGTTATCAAGTATTATTTCTGTCATGCCTTCTGGTGCATACACTCTTACCCAGTCAACAAGTGTTTCAAGCTCATTCTGTTCCTGCTGATTACCACCTACAGAATTAGGAAGCTGATTTAATATTAAAAACTGTGAACGTCTGAAGGAATTATAATCATTAACATTCGCTTCATCTATTTCAAATGTTCCGATCAGTATTCTATCACAATATATTTTTATATATTGCTCTGTCCACTCCATACCGTATATATGCCAATTTGATGCTTCGTCAGTTAAAGTAATTACACCTCCAACTTTTCTATTTCCTTCTGCATCTTCCCATATTTTACCACTTGTTACGGTTCCACTGTCAGCTTCCGCAATGTCTATTTCACCACATTTAGGCCATCTTAAACCCATTGAAGAATCGGCTACTTCATCTTCATAACAGATTCTTTTATAACCGCTTCCCATAGTCCAAAGGGTAGAATGATAAGAACTATTATCAGGAAATTTAATTCTAGCTTCAACAAGTCCATATCTAAATTCAAATATTCCATTCGTCCATAAAAAGCAACCTGTCCATTCAGTTAATGGCATTTCTGAATCTTTTTTATTATTATAATGTAAAACACCATTTTCACAAAATGCATTGTTTAACAGGTTATTCTTATACATATAATATCTATAGCCTGTATAATAACCAAATAAATGCTCCCATTTTTGAGAATCTACAGAACTATTTTCAAATTCATCATTCCATATTAAAAGCCTATCTTCTCTAATGCTGTTTAATAATTCGTTTCCATCTATATCATATGCTGCTGTCAGAGCGTTTCCGTAAACATCATAAACAATATTCTTTTCGCGTCCATAAATATCATAAACAGGCATATTTATAACCTCTTAAATTTAATTGATCTAATGAAGCCGGCTATACCACCACCACAATACATTCCAGTACGTGCAACATATCGTGTAGTATTATCATTCTGTGTTAATGGTATGTTCTCACCGTCTATTGATAAACTATAAACATTGTTAATTGCTGTCAATCTATAGGTATGATATTCATTACTGTTAGTCCTTGTTATTAAAGATGCTTCTCCGTTAATGCTTGCTGCGCACATTCCATGATCCTGTGATGTTCCTAAAGCACTGGAAAAAATGAGCGATATACCTCTATAAAGATTTTCACTAACAATTTCATTCTGTATTGTAAATTGGGGGTTATTATCCCGCAAATTTGTATTTTTTGCCTCGATCTCTAAAATACAATTCCCTGTGTACTCAAAATTTATTATGCCACCTATAAAGTAGAGTGCGCCTTGTTCGGTAGTGAAATTATAATTGTCTGTAGTCATGTAATATGGTAATGTCTGACTTTCAGCACTCCATTGATAATTCCATCCCTCTGCATTAAGTACTTCTGCTAGTCTATTATAGTAGTCTATACCATCTGTACCTTCCCATGCCACATGTAAAAAACAATCTAATAAAGCGTTTCTAGCTTCCGTTGTTAATACCGCATTTTCTAAAGGTACAATTCTATTCCCTACTGCTCTAGAATCCGCAGCCGCACCGGCTACAGTGAGCGAACTATCAATAACTACACCTTCTGGTTCAGTTATATGCTGATCTAGCCATGTAGTTACTACCGGTGACACATAAGGCTGTAAATATTCACCAAGCACGCCAGATTCAAACATTCTATCAAGTTTATCATCAATGGCTGCTTGATAATTCAGATTTTCAATGTAATTAGTGACATACTCTTTAAATGAAGCGTTCGCTTCTTTCAGATCCTGAAAAGCCTGATTGTTAGCTTCTACCATCTGACCCCATTCCTTGACACGTTCAAGAACCCAGTCAAGGTTTACATTATGCCAATTTGTATAAGGATACTCGTCAAAAAATCCCATTCTTACACCTTCCTTAATAAATCATGATACAAAATTCTGCTTTGTAGTCTGCAACAATAATATCAACAATATCGAACAGAGCAATTTTCCGTTCGGCTTCAATCATTTCCTGCGTGGTCATCGTCCCGATGTTCCCGGATACATGGCGTTCTGCAGTAAAAGAATCTTTGAAGTTGCGAGTTTCGATATTACCAATCTCATGCTTTTCTTTAACAGTTCCTGTTTTTGTGTGTTCGTTCGTGTCTGAAGTCTGCCCGGATCTGGTAAGTGTTCGTGTCGTATCGTGCTCTGTCTGTTCTTCCCCGGAGATATTCCTTGTGTCGATCTTTCCAAAGTGTGTAGTTTCAGACACTTCCCGGTCATCCGTTACAGTTTTTCCAAATGTAGTAGTTTCAGAAATATCACGCTCATCTGCAGTGACTTTTCCATAGTCTGTTGTTTCCGTTACATCTTTATTATATGTAGTAGTCTCAGACCTGTTAAGGCTTCCAGATTCACCTGAATTGTAGTCTATCTCTGTTTGTGTATGGTCTGCATAGGTGTTAGATTCATTGAAGGCAGAAACACGCTCTGTTGTTGTGTCAGTGCCTGTATGAGACTTGCTTGAAGTCTCTGTGATAGTCAGGTCATCATCTCCACGATCAGTAGTAAGTGTTTCATCAGTCCCGGATAAAGTCTCTGTGTTATCGTCATCTGTAACTTTTGTCTCTGTTCCACCTTCTGTAGTAGTCACATCTTCATCTGTTGCGACCTGCTGAGTACCGGATTCTTCATTTCTGTCTACACTGCTATTATCTACTGTAACAGTGCCTTCCATTCTGTCAACGTCAGATCCGGAAACAGTCCCTGAAGACGTGTCATTATCAACAGTGTTATATGTGGTAGTATCTTCACCGCCATCACCCTTAACAGTCCCTGTTCCTGTCTTCTGCAGCTCCGTAACTTCTGTTTCAAGCCTGTTATAGTTCTCAATGGGATTATATACATAATGTGTTGTTTCAAGCAGATGCTGCCATATATCAAGCTTGTGGCCTGACCATAAAGCAATAGCAACTTTCAGTGTAGGCAGATCTGTGATTATAACAGGAAAGTCTGAAGTTTCAAGCAGTATGCACTGGATGACAGTGTTACGGTCTACGCCTTCAGGAAGCACAAGACCGTCAAACAACGTGTTATCCCAGTGATAGAACATAAGCGTGTTAATCATTGCCTTCTGGGATGCCAATTAAATCACTTCCTTCCTGATCAGGTTTAAACCTGCGTTCAAAACTTATATTTAAACCGAACATTTTATTTGCTTTTTCACTGCATTCATTTAATGATTCTATCCATAAATCAAGCCTGCAACCTGTTTCAGTGTTATTAGCGTTCACTTCATCCTGTATAAGTCTTTCCTTTTTATCAGTGTTAGCGTTAGGGATGCCAATTATCGTATTAAAATCAGCTTCTATCTTCCGCATATCTGAAAGAACGTCACCTGCAATATACGTGTTTGAAAGCTGCTGATTGAACATATCTATTCCAAGTGTACCGTCATCCCGGAGAAGGCTTTTATCTACTACCACTGCCGGCTTACCAGAAGCAATGTCATCATACAGTGTTTTGAATGTAGCTGCTGCAGCTTTATTTCCTGCAGTGAAGATGTAAGCAAGCTTTGTGTTTATAAGGTTCGTGTCAACAGTTTCACCTGCAAGAGCAAGCTTATTAGCGTAATAAGTAATTATGTCATCTATACCGCAATAATCGGGAGTAAGCTTTAAAATCTCACACTGTGTATGGATCCTTGGAGTGAGAATACCACGCAAAAGCGGATTACTTATTACAGCGTTAGTAGGTGCATAGTAAATATCAAAACCTGATAGACTGCAACCCTGACAGATGACACCATACTTATTAGTGTTAACGACTGCGATATAACCAAAAGCGAATATTGTATAAAGTAAGTAGTCCCTGTTCCATGTTTCCGGTATCTCACACTTTACAGTGCTTATTGCCTTCTGGTAGAGATACCTTTTAAAAAGGTTTACAATCCCTGTGTTTGCATAATGAACAATTCCGGGACTCTGCTGGGCCGTTATAACATTATCAGCATTATAGTAAACTGGTAAATTCAAATTATCACTTCCTATTCATAATAAAAACCGCTGTTCATCATGTTCTGTATTTTAGCATTTTCTTCAGACGTTCCGCCTGTATCTACTGCAGCATTCTCGCAGAGTATGTAGCCAGGCAGTGTGTTAATCGTCCTGATCTGACATAAGGGCCTTCCTAATCTGTCTATATCTTCATCCACTAAACTATAATAAGTGAATACTGCAACAGGTGCTTGTGTGAGTGCAGAAAAGCCTCCATTATTTCCCATTGTTGACATAGTAGGGACTTGAGCTCTAATAGCAGAATCAACTCCTGATACTGCATTTGATATTGCACCTGCAATATCACCCTTCATAACAGAACCGACTGTTGAAGCTACACCCTGTGTAACAGTAGAAGCTACTCCCAGATAGTCTGTAGCCATCTGCGAAAGTTTTATAGGAACACCAACTTGTGCTTCAACTGTCATAATAGGTTCCACTACACCGCCTATATAACATGTTCCCTTGCCTGTTATGGTATCAACTCTTATACCTAATTCAATACCGCCCCTGTCATAGATTATATCACTGGGAAGCTGAAAGTGTCCAAAAGGCTGAAAGTCTACGTCTACCCTTGTATATGGATTGCAGTAAACATAACTACCCCTGTTGTCATCCGGGTGTGTACCGCTCCATTGTAACGTTCTTGTAGTAGTATAAGGCGATATAGTTGTTAATCTTCCACCCTGTACCGGGATATTCCAGTAACCTACGTCTATATTCTGTCTGGAAGGATTCATGCCACTGAGACTAAAAGGAAGATACATTGCACTACAGATATATTGGAAGGGATTATACAGGGCCTTGAATGTATCCATTGTCATATCCTTTGTTATTTCGGTAACATCAAAATAACTGCCTTGACCTACATAACCGAAAAGATAGTTACATAAATCCCTGAAATCCTGAGAGCTTAAAGCATAATAGCCAACACAGCCTACACCCATGCCGTTACCAGAAATAGTACCTACAACATAAGTACCACCATAAAGATTCCAAGGATTAGTATCATTAGAATATGACCTGCTAATGACATTTTTTACAGGATACATACTATCAAAGATAGTTCCGTCCCCGGCTGCTGCAGACCTGAGAATATATTGACTGCTATTCCCTATGCTATCCTTCCAACTTGCCAAAACGTCTATACTGCAGTCAGCTCTCCACCTTCCACGCTCCCACGTCCAGTTATCTATGAAATAGTATCTGTCAAACAGTGACACATAACAGTGATTGAGCATTGCAGGCTGAAAAATAGTAGTTCCTGCAATGTCTACAAAAAAGGAAGGGTTAAGGACACTGGTTTCTTCCTTGAGAACACAAGAAAGTGTAACATCATGTGCCCCGGCCCTTCCTCTGAATGTACTGTTATGCTTTTTGTACACTGTTCCGAACTGTACATTAAAAGCCATAACATAAACTCCGATCAGTCAAGCAGAAGAACAATACAATTCTCCGTAAAGTCATTAAGGTATCTATAGGTCATGTGCCAGAACATATTTGTGTAGCCACCCCTTGCATTAAACGGACTGTTAGCAGACCATTCATTGACAGGGCAAGTCATAGCTGCTTCATCGTCAAACATGACACCAAAAACGTTGTTAAGCGTAACTTCATCATGATCGACTGCACCGGCTGCAGTAATATAACCGCAGTCTGTCATGATCTTGAAGGGATCTGCAATATCCTGCCAGAAGGTGACTTTGGAGAATGTAACCTTCTTCAGATAGTCATCATGGAAAGTGTTACTGTATGCGCTTGTTTCCATGTGATTTACATATTCTGAATTAAGGTAGACCTTCAGACGGTCTTTAGGTGTATGCCTTGCAACTGTTTTATCCGTAATATTAAGGTGGTAAAGCATAGAACGCTCTGCAAGCTTATCAATAATATTGGAAAGAAAACCAATAAGCCACTGAACAAAGGGCTGCCAGTTTGCAGGCTGAACTACTGTTGCAGTAGTCAGTGAAGTTCCTGCGAAAGCATTATAGAGGGTTACAAGGTGCATAACGGAAGGCGTGTTACACTTGGTTGTGCCGCAAATAAGGTTTGCAACTGTAGCACGTTCGATATTTTCCTTTGCCTGTTCGATCTGGTCGGAACTGTTCGACAGAATCATAGAAATAAAACGGCCAAACTCATCCACTGACTGGAAGGCTGTGTCCATCTGATCCCGGAAGATAGTAAGATGTTTCTGGATTAAAGCTTCCCCGTAATAGTTCGTCTGCAGAACTCCCGGCTTCAGGACTACATACTGATCAATAGACTGACCGTCAACAAGCTTCATACGGTCATCTTCTTCAAAAGGCATGTCAAGAGCCTGCAGCTTCCTTATGTGGTTTCCATATCTTGCCGGGGAGACTTCCAAACCCTTGAAAGTTCTCTGATACGGTCTTACTGAAAAGATTGTTCTGGAAAGAACCTGCGAAACTGCGTTCATGATATTATCGTAACCTGTGAGCAGTGCAGTATTGGCAACAGATACAAATGATGCTGTGTCAACAGGTGCTGCCACTGCCTGACCTGTAGCCTGCTGTGTAATTGTTGCAAGCACTGTAGCAAGCTGTGTAAATGAAAGTTCGTTTACTGCCATAATTTAATTATCCTTCCTTAATAGTAGGGTTGATGATCTCTGCGAGAATCTCGTCTGCAGTCTGAACTTTAGGCTGCTGACTTGCGTTGATAGCGTTCTGCTGAAGCTGTGCAAGGATCTGTGTAAGAGGATCTGCAGGAGCTGCAGGAGCTGCAGGAGCTGCAGGAGTTGCAGGAGCTGCAGGGGCTGCAGGAGTTGCAGGAGCTGCAGGGGCTGTAGGAGCTGCAGGAGTTGCAGGAGCTGCAGGAGCTGCATTTACTGTGTTGAGTGCTGCGATCTGGGAAGCGTTGAAGCCTGCTTTTGCGAGTACAAGAATATCTTCATTTGTGAAACTCATAATTTATTTTCCTTCCTTCTTATAGTGCAGGATATTTGTGAATCCTGTTTTACCTTTATAAACAACCATAAGCCACCCATCGGTATAATAACCGTAATTCTGAACTATTTCACCCGGCTGCACTTCATCGATCATATTATCTGCTACATAGGGATTATAACGGAGTGCTGCAAAATCTGAAGCGGTACACTTATACTTTCCTGCAAGCTTATGATCAAAAGAATCTGCAAATGAAACCTTATGAATATTATAAGCTTCTGCAGCACTTGCATAATTAGGACGTACAAAACACTTTATACGACTGTCTTTTGTTCCGATAGAACGTGTTGAAACAGAATCATTTCTATTGCCTTCATAGACATTTGCCAGATTTCCGGCCTTGTTATAAATGATCCCTACATGATCCGCTACACTGTCACCGCCCCAGTCATAAAAAATAAGATCTCCGACTATAGGCTCTGAAACGATCATGTTATGTTTTCTTGCGTAGTTCACATATTCCTGACATCCGCACTCAGTAAGTCCAAGGGCGGAAACTGCACCCACTTCAATGAACATTGCGGAAATGAATGTCATGCACCAAGCGTCAGAAGGCTTGACAGTGTAACCACGTGCAAGCGGTCTATGGGAATTATAGACATTTAAAATGTGAGTATGAGAAGGACTTCCTTCTCCAATACCTAAATACTTCTTACAATTATTTAAAACTTTATCGATCTGTGACATAATTATTCATCCTTATAAATTCTATCAAGCAGTGTATCAAGGCGTGTTGACAGTGCAAGCATCTGGTCATTCAGCTTATCCAGTGTCTTATTAAATGTCATAATCATATAAAGACACATAACAATAGGAAAACCTACAGAACCAATAGCAGTCATAATAACGTTGATGTCATCCATAATAAATCACTTCCTTCCTATATAAATTCAGGGCAGAAGTAAATTTTTTCTGCCCTGTTTGCAGGCTATCTGTGTCAGTCAAACACGTGGCCGGGATTCCGTCCCTGACTTTGGCCTTCCTGCTTATATCTAAATATAAACTGTTATTAAATCAGAATCAATAATTTGTTGTGCATTTTGTATAATTTTATCTGTTCATGTGCTCTGGATCCGTCCCGGCCTGCTTCAGATCCTGACAGAATAACCGTCAATATGCATAAAATTATTATTAACTTTCGTTCAGGTTGACAATGGAAATGTTATTAGTTTTTTCATATAATATAGATGAATCAAATATTATGTTTTGGCTGAAGCCAGAAGGGAGGTTTAATATGAAGGAACGTTTTATTATCAGCTTTTCACTTAATACAGACAGTGAAAAAGTAATCAAGGAATTTCAGGCACATTTTGAAATCAAAAGCAGGTCAAGAGCGTTAGAGATGATCCTTGCAGACTATGCTGAAACAGTGCTTCCACTGTATATTGAGGAGAAGAAAAATGATGACTGACTACTATATTTATATGCTTGAATGTTTCCTGCTTTATGCTCTGGGTTTGGCCTCAGGCTGTACTATCTTCTTACTTATTATTTACATCGCAGAAAAGACAGGCCACAAAAGAGACTTCTATTATAATTTGGAGGATGAATACGATGAGAATGATTACACTGATCAGGAAGATTGATAATGATGAAAACCCGGACATGCACGTTGTAGTAGGCTTTACTGATTCCGGGGAATACTTCACAAGGTGGTATAAGAACATCATAGACCTGCAGTATTCAGAGCCTAACGCTTTTCTGAAAAGACGTGTCAAGTGCTTCTGGATGAATCCAAAAGTGAACACGCTTCTTATTGAGGTGTGATCATGGCTTTTGATTCATATTATCCTGAAAGCCTTGCAGGACTGCCTGAGAAGGAATTAAGGAAGGAATATACACGGTTAAGGGATATAGGCCAGAAGCGTATTAAACGACTTCTTGAATCTGAATATAAAGACAGTGAAACGGCCCGGATCTGGAAAAAAGGAATACCGAAACTAGCAGACCTTGAAAGCAGTGACATCCCCTTTGCATTAGCAGAATTACACGGCTTCATTTCTTCACCTTATTCCACGATCAGAGGCCAGAACGCAAAAAGGAAGGAAATAAGGACACGGCTTGAAAGTCATTATCACGGTCTGAACCTTCAGGGAAAGAAGCTGCAGCACTTCTTTGATTTTATGAATATGAAGACTACTCAGGAACTTGAAAAAATTTACGGATCTGACAGAGTAGTTCTTCTTTACAAGGAAGCGCAAAAGAAAAACCTTGATCTATCTGCAATAACTGAAACTGTAGAACAGTTCAATTACTTCCTTGATAATCTTGAAAATCTTGAAGCAATACAACTTGATAACAAAAAGCAGAACAGTGTTGCAGATGTTAAGAAGCTTATAGAAAGTGAAATATATCATGGACGTGACAGAAGCTTTGCAGTACGAGACTTTTATAATAGAAAATCTGAAGAATATTATGCTAGAAAACTTGCAGGTGGTAAGAACAGTAAAAGAGCTGCAGGAAGTTCAGAACGTTCTGGTAAAACACGGAAGGGCAAAACGAAAAAGAGGAAATCCTAAATCAAAAAGGAAATTCCACTATAAAGACTGTGTTTGCGCTTTTGATATTGAAACGTCCAGAATCATACATAACGGAGAACTGCACTCCGTTATGTATGTTTGGCAGTTCGCTATTGATACAGACTGTGTAATAATTGGCAGGTCCTGGGATGACTACAGGACCTTTATTTCTTTATTAGAAGCGACAATGACAGAGGATGAAAGACTTGTTGTCTATGTTCATAATCTATCCTATGAAATAAATTGGCTATCTGCAGTATTCAATTTTGAAAATGAAAATGTATTCTGTACAGGCCCACATAAAGTTTTAAGAGCTATTACAGGGAATATAGAATATCGCTGCAGTATGCTTCATTCTAATATGTCACTTGCAAAATGGACTGAAAACCTAGATGTAAAGCATAAGAAGTTATCAGGTGAAGAATATGATTATAATGTAGTCCGCTATCCTTGGACTGATCTGAAGCAGGAAGAACTACAATATCAGATTAATGATGTTCTGGGAGTTGTTGAGTGCATAAAAACAGAACTGTTCCGGGATAATGACAATTTATATACTATTCCTTTAACATCTACAGGCTATGTCAGACGCAATGTTAAAAGAGCTATGCGACCTGTATCACATAGACTAAACTATCAGCTACACCTTGAAGAAGATGTATATCTAATGCTGAAAAAAGCCTTCAGAGGTGGAGATACCCATGCGAACAGGTTTTACGTTAATCGAATACTTCACAACGTGAAATCTTATGACAGAAGCAGCTCTTACCCAGATGTGATGATTAACGGCCTGTTCCCATGCACCAAGTTTACAGAGATACCTTATATAACTACACTGGAAGCAGCTATAGAAGATATAGTTATAAGAGAAAGGGCCTGCATTGCAGATATTGCGATTTATAACTATAGCCAAAAAGACAGATATAACGGATTCCCTTATTTATCATTATCCAAATGCAGGAACATAAAAGGAAGCGTAATAGATAATGGTAGAGTGCTAGAAGCTGAATATCTGGAAACAACTGTTACAGAAATAGATCTGGAAATAATCATTCATGAAATGAGTGAAGAAGGCTACATTAAAATATTACGTTACTTCACTGCTAGGAAGTCCCGGCTTCCAGAGCCGTTAAGGAATGAAGTCATGCAATATTATAAAGGAAAAACAGAGCTGAAGGGAATTGAAGGAAAAGAATACTTCTATATGAAATCAAAAAATCTGCTAAATAGTATTTACGGTCTGACTGTTCAGGATCCGTGCAAGGACGTTCTTGATTTTGCAGACTGTCAGTTTGAATATGAAAATTTATCAGTGCAGGCTATGCTAGATAAATATTATGAACAGGTCTTCTTGTACTACGCCTATGGCATCTGGATAACAGCTCTTGCACGTTTGGAGCTACGCCGGGCCTTGTGGGTGGCAGGTCATCAGGCTGTGTATTGCGATACCGATTCAGTTAAGTATATAGGTGAAGTTGATTTTACTGATCTGAATAAAAGACTTCTGGATAACTCAATTAAGAATAGTGCTTATGCTGTAGACAGGAAGGGCAACAGGCGTTATATGGGAGTTTTTGAACTTGACGGAGTTTATAAACGCTTTGCAACTCTGGGAGCTAAAAAATATGTATATGAAGATGATACAGGACTTCATATTACTATTGCAGGTGTTAACAAGAAAAAAGGTGCTGCAGAATTGCAGAAGGCCGGAGGGATAGAACGCTTCCTGCTTCCTGTTGAGGATCCTTTAGGCAATGGAGCCTATCAGTACACGGATAAAGGCTTTATATTTAAGGAAGCAGGCGGTCATGAACTTATTTATAATCCTGATAAAACTTATGGAGTAACAGAAATAGAAGGGCACAAACTGGAAGTCATAAGAAATGTAGTTATAAAGGATTCTACTTATCAATTAGGAGTTGCAAGAGATTATAAAATTATCCTTGAAGGAATAGTAGAAAATTATCTTGAGGATTTTTATGAAATTTGATTGATTTTATATTATTAACTCAATATTATAAAATCAAGGCAATAAAGCCGACAGTCAAACACGAAAAGAAGGTGAAAAACATGACTATTATTAAAATTGATTCCAGAAGCGAAAATGACAAGAAGGCCCTTTACAAGCTGACTAAGAACCCGGAGACTGCAAAGCTTGCTGATCAGGACGGAAGCAGGCTTGAAGTTTCTGCTTACTGCCTGTATGATGAATCTACAGACCCGGATACAGAAAAGAAGATCCTTGCACTCATGACAAAAGAAGGTGAAGTCTTCGGAACAAACAGTGCAACTGCTATCTCCGGATTTCTTGACATCCTTGAAATCTTTGAAGATGATCTTGTTAATAACGGCTTCATTCCTGTAAGAGTTGTTTCCAGCAAGAGCAAGAACAACAGAACCTTCATCATGCTTGTATATGCTGATTAAGACTATTTTCCTTTATTCATTGTTATTCTCCGTTATAGGGAAGGGATTTTTATATCCCTTCCTTATTTAGTAAGAAGGTGAAATTATGAAGTTATATGATAGTAAAGGCTGGCTGAATGTTGACAGCATTTTTGAATCTGACTTTCCCTTTACCTTTATCATAGGTGCCAGAGGAATAGGGAAGACATACGGAATATTGAAACACATATACGAAAACAGAATTAAGTCTATTATCCTGAGAAGAACACAGGTGCAGGCCGATCTGATCTCTAAAGCAGAATTTAACCCATATAAGCAGCTCTGTACAGATAATAACTGGAATATAACAGTGTTCAGTGTTGCAAAAGGGATAACAGGTCTGACAGATGAAACAGAACAGTGTTTTGGTTATATAGCTGCCTTGTCTACATTCGCTAATTTGCGTGGTTTTGATGCATCTGACATAGATTGTATTTTTCTGGATGAATTTATACCAGAAAGAGGAAGTCAGATAATGAAGAATGAATATGAGAAGCTTCTTCACGCTTATGAGACTGTAAACCGTAACAGAGAACTTTTAGGAAAGAAACCTGTAAAACTGATCTGTGCTGCGAATAGCAATACAATAGACAATCCTTATTTTATAGGACTTGGAATAGTGAATAAAATAGCAAGCCTGCAGAAAAAAGGCAAATCTGTCTTTAAGGATGAAAAAAGAGGGTTACTTGTTATATCTCTTAAAAATTCTCCTATATCTTATGCGAAAGCAGACACGGCCCTGTACAGGCTTGCACAAAACAGTAGTTTTACAGATGTATCGCTTAACAATGTTTATGAAGGAATTGACGAGGCCAGAATAAAACATGAAAATGTCATTGAATACAGGCCCTTGTTTACAGTAGGTGAAATTACTGTATATAGGCATAAGTCTAAAGTACAGTATTATGTTACTACTCATAGGACTGGAAGCCCTGTCACATATACTTCTTCCAGTGATGACATAGAACGTTGTAAGCAGGCTTACAAGCTTGTGCTTGCAGTAGCCTTCTATGATGACCGTGTAATATTTGAAGACGGTATTTCTCAGGTATTATACAGACACTATTTACTGTGAAGTCATCCAGATCTGGTCAGGCCGGGCCGGATCTGGACGCAATACAGCTATAGCAGTAGACAGAAGTTGCAGGTCCTGCAGTGCCTGGCCTTCAGGGATCC